CTCGAAGCGGGTTAAACTTCTTGATTCAAAGTGTCGCCAGTGATATTAATATCTTTGGTTTAGTCGATACGATTAACTGGGTGAAGGAAAATAATCTCAAGAAAGACGTACGTATCTTTGCAACCGTACACGACTCGATTGTTGCAGAAGTGCGTAATGAGTTACTCCCAGATTATACACGTATTCTTAAATCTAATCTGCAAAAAGATAGAGGAGTATTTATTCCCGGATGTCCTATTGTTGTAGACGTAGAAGTTGGCCCATCGTGGGGAGAACTTGTAAAGTACGATGGTTAGAAGCAAATTCTACAATATAACTTTTCCAGCCTTTGGACTCTTACAAACACCTTTTGACTATAAAATTACTCTTGATACAATCGAGATTCAAAAGAAGGAGTTTGGAGGCTGGAACTCTATTGATAGATTTGACCGAAATAAGACTCTTTTAGAAAGGTATATATCTGTAAAAGAAGAAGGACAGATTTTTGATGTTACTTGCTTAAACTTAAGTCAATTAGTCAGCCGCCCTGTAAAATGGGTTATTGATGCTCGTGCTAAGATACATAACTTAGCTCGTAAACAAGAATTTAAAGCTAGGAATGTTAAAGTAGTAAAAATAGTAAAAAATGCTATTTGGTTACATAGTGTTAGCTACCCTTTTATATTACCTAATAACATTATAGACCCTAAAGAAATATTAAATCAACATGCCACAATTGTGTATATTGATAGTGTTTGGGTCTTATATAGGTTCACTTCTTTTCCAGAGCAGGTAGAAATGTTAAAACTATAAATGTACAGTAAAGTTCAATACACTATTAAAAAGGCAACAATCTCAGATAAGATATATTTTCATAGAGATGACATTGTAGACGTAAGTTTACAAGACCTAAAATATGTGCTATTTAACTATAACTTAGGCGATAGTTTTTATTCTACGCTAGAGTATAATGAAGAAACTGGAATGTGTGCTGTTCCAAGCGGGTCTTGGCACAAACTACGCATTTTAGAACTAACAGACGCCAGAGCCTCTACAAACTTTCAGAATTGGTCATTTAATGGCTCTCTAAAACCAGAACAGCAATCAGTAGCCGATAAGCTACTACAAAACAATAAATTATACAGTGGACTAGTAAAAGCAGATTGCGGATGGGGCAAGACATATCTCGGTACTTATCTAGTTGGAACCTATAAAAAACCTACATTAATTATCTGTCATACAAAACTACTTGCCTATCAGTGGCTAGAAGCTCTCCAAAAACTAGTAGAAGATGTTGAAATTGGTTTTATTGGAGATGGTAAAGAAAGTATAAAACCAGTTACGGTTGCTATCTATAAGTCTCTCTTAACTAGACTAGATAAAGTACACAATCAGTTTGAGGTCTTATTCGTGGACGAAGCGCACTTGTGTCCAGCAGAAACTTTTAGCCAAGCAGTTAATGGTGTAAACGCTAGAGTTAAAATTGCACTAAGTGCTACTCCGACCAGAAAAGATGGGCTTCACGTTATTCTCCCAGACTATTTTGGCCCAAATAGAATTATTGCCGAAAGCGTTGGGAAACTAAGTGCTAAGGTTCAAATAGTCGCTACTAAAACTGCTTTTAATGTGATTAATCCTAATAGAGACTGGACCCGACAACTAAATAAACTTTCTAAAAATAAAGCCTATCTAGAACTTATTGCCCAAACGGCAAGAGATAAGATAGCCTACGGTCGATGCCCCCTTATTCTAAGTGAGCGCATTGAGATGTTAGAAGATTTACAAAAACTAATTCCGGCTAGTGTGCTACTAGTTGGAAGTACGAAAAATACAGAGCGAGAGGATATACTAAAAAATGCTGGCACGAAGTATTCTGCGATTCTTTCCACCCGAATCTTTGACGAGGGCATTAGCTGTCATAGACTCGACACACTATTACTTACCTGCCCTGGCAATAACTATGCTAAGCTTGAACAACGGATAGGTCGTATCTTACGCGAACATCCTGACAAGCAAACACCTCTTATCTTAGACTTTTGGTTAAGTGGTGCAATTGTATATCGACAACAGCAAAGTAGATTAGAATGGTACAGAAAACAAAATTACGAAATTCTGGACAACTAAAGCAATTAGCTATTAATAAAGCAATCGACTCTGTATATGAAGGCAAGTTTACAGGAGCCTTAAGTACAATTCGTAAACACTTTAGTAGTGAAGACGCAACTAGTTATTTTTTTAAGGGTTGGATTGCACAATTATCTGGAGACCACTATAAGGCTATCAAATATTTTGAAAAGTCTCTACTAAAAAATCCACTCAACCAAGATGTGCTAACTGGATTAGCAGGTTCCTATTTAGAACTCGGTGACTTTGAACGAGCCCATGAATGTGCAGAGCAGTGTGTACTGCTTAATCGACGTGACCCTAAAAACTTAACTACACTAGCAACAGTTATTTCTAAACGCTATCGGGGTATTCAGGAAAAGCAAGAAGAGGCTATACGCTACTTTATAGAAGCTTTTGAATCTGTAAAGAGTTCTCCTAACCCGACAAAAGAATATATACAACTCTCTACAGATATCTTATCTGGTTGGGGGGCGTGCTTAATTAATTTACACAAACCACAACAAGCATTACTAGTATTAGAACTAGCAAAAAAGCTAGACCCACTAAATCCTCTTGTTCATAAAAACTTAGCCTCGGCATATACGAGTACTAATCAAATAACAGAAGCTTTAGATAGTGTTAGAAAAGCACAACGTAGTGATGAAGAAGATACTGTAGTTGATGCTATCTATCAAGAGGGAATGCTAGAACTAATGCAGGGCAACTATACAAAAGGTTGGAGACTGCATGAACATCGTTTACAAACTAAACAGTTTCGTTCTATTAGACAACTAAAAACTCCTTATTGGGAAGGCCAAACTCTTCAAGACGGAGAATCACTACTAATATTTCAAGAACAAGGAATTGGAGATACACTTCAGTTTTCTAGATATTTACCGCTGGTGTATGAACGAGCTAAAACTGTTGATATTGAGGTAATGGCTAATCAATATCAAAAATGGGATAATCCACAAGAAGAACCTCGTTCTATTAGACAGTTCTTACATAATAACTATGCCTCCATTGTTAGAGATTCTTATGTTAAGGGTTGGAAAGGTGTAGATTACGACGGTTATACTTATGTAGTTTCTTTTATGAGTCTGCCGAGAATCTTTCGCACTACTCTAGAAACTATTCCAGCAATTCCTAATTTTAAACCTTATGAAGCTACTATAGAGGCTGTAAAAGCTGATATTGGAATTTTATGGCAAGGTTCTAAAGAGCATAAAAACGACTTTAATCGTTCGATTCCTTTAAACTATATTGAAACACTGCTTCAACAGCATAAGGATAAATCTTTTATAAGTCTACAGCTACAGCCTGAAGAGCGACTAACGCAATACGCAAATATTTCTCAACCAGGTCATAACATACAAAATGTAGACGATGCGCTAAAGCTGTTGCAGTCTTGTAAACTCATTGTCACCGTAGACTCTATGATAGCTCATTTAGCGGGTAGCGCTAATATTCCAACGCTGCTATTACACGCTTTTTCTCCTGATTGGAGATGGATGCTAGATAGGACAGATACTCCTTGGTACCCGAGTATTACTAATATTCGACAAACGTCCTTACAAAATTGGGATTCAGTTTTTGACGTTTTAAACTCCCACTTACAAACACGATTTGATAGTAAAAATTAAGTTGACTGTTGCTTAAAAATATTCTAATATGACTATACGATATAACTGGTATGAGTTAAATAGCATTTCTAAACTGCCCGAATCACACGTTGTATTACTTTTTGCACTCTATCTCGGACGCCACAAACCTCTCTCTGCTAATCTGAGTCTTCTTAAGTCCAAACTAGTGCTAGACAGCATCCCACACGCTCTATTTCAGACTCGCGCACTAACTCAATACAGCACAGGTATATTTTCTAATTTTGTTACGGTAGAACCTCAATGCTATATTCGTAACTGTTCTTTTTTACACATGCGTTTACCTGCTCGCATAAAAGCAGACTATATCTATATACTAAGTCAAAGGTCTATTGCTAATAACAACAATTGGATTCCTGAATACTATATAGAACCACACCATCACCTGAACCCTTTGATAACTAAAGTCAAAGACAAAATCACATTTCCACTGGAGAACTAATATGGGACGAGACTGGACACAACTGAAAAAACCATCCTCACAAAATTCAAATAGCCGAGATATCGAAAGAGTAAAAATTGACGGACCTGAAACTCGCGTTAGGTTTGTCGGACCGGTAATGCCACGATATGTTTATTGGGTTGTTACTAATGAAGGTAAGCGGTATCCGTTAGAGTGCTTAAGCTTTGATAGAGAAACTGAGCAGTTTAATAACGGGCGTGACCCCTTTAAAGAAATTCCTGACTATATCTATTCTGATAAACCGCAGTTTGCCTATATCTGCAATGTCATTGACCGTAAGGATGGCGCTGTAAAGCTGCTTGACCTTAAAACTACTATTTACAAGCAACTCGTAGACTATGCTACTAATGCTGACTACGGCTCTCCGGCAGACCCAGATAACGGATATGATATTACTATCAAACGTGAAAAAACTGGACCGCAGCCGCAAAACGTTAAATACACAGTGATGCCCAGCCGCAATTCAATTCCATTGAAACCTGCCGAGCGTGAAATGGAACTCTATAATCTTGAAACTATCTTTAAGCGTCAAACTTATGAGGAGCAGAAAGAGTGGTTGCTGAAGAACACCTCGTACTTCTCAGAAGAAGTTGCCGGCGATTTAAATAGTACAGAAACAATGGAAGACCTATGAGCAAGAAAACCTCTCTAAAAGAGCTTGCCGCTAACTCGGGGCTGAAAACAGCCTCGAGTGAGCCAACTCCTTCTAGCCCGGCAGGCTTACCTGCTGGGTTTAGCTCTATTGAAGGAGATAAAGTCACAATTGACATGAACTTTTTGCGGAAGATGAATATCTTCTTTGCAACTCCTTGCTATGGCGGTGCTGTAACAGACCAGTACTTCTTAAGCATGTTTCGACTCAGCCAAGTGCTAATTCAACACGGTATTCGATTCCGAATTACTACACTCAGAAATGAGAGTCTTGTCACGCGAGCTCGTAATATTCTTACAGCGATGTTCTTAGAAGATACTAGCTGCACACATCTTATGTTTATTGACGCAGATATTGAATTTGACCCGGACGGGGTAATTCGTATGCTTGCAATGGATAAAGATATTATTGCCGCCGCTTATCCTAAAAAGACAGTAAACTGGAATCAGGTAAAGCAAGCCGCACTACAGGGCAAAGATAATATCTCTACCTATGGCGCAGACTATGCTATTAACCTTAAGGTGCAGCCGGGTACTCGGCGAGTGCGAACTCACATGGGTGCGGTAGAAGTACTTGATGCCTCAACTGGTTTCTTCATTGTAAAGCGTGAAGTTATTGAGCGTATGGTACGTGAGCATCCTGAACTTCACTATAAAAATGACTCGTCTATCGACCCGAAGTTTAACCCTCACTGCTATGCTCTGTGGGATACGGAGATTGACCCAGTAGACCGTCGGTATCTTAGTGAAGACTATGCCTTTTGTCGTCGCTGGCAACGCATGGGAGGAGAGATTTGGGTTGACCCGAATACTAAACTGAACCATGTAGGCAGTTTTACGTTTGAAGGACATCTTAATAATATCTTACAACGAGAGCAATGAAGATACTGCATGTCGCAGATATACACATAAATCTGCATAAGAAGAAGATTCCTTACGAGTGGCAGACGAATAGATTTCGTCTGCTATTTGATAAGTTACTAGAGCTAGAACAAAGCTGTGATGTAACAGTGCTCGCTGGTGATATTTTTGATAAGAAACCAGAACCTGATGAGATATGCCTATTTTTAAGCTATGCTAACTCGGTCACACGTCCAACACTAGCTATTCCTGGTAATCATGAAGCATCTACTAAAGGTAACACCTTTTTAGAACACTTTGAAACTGAGCACGCAATTAATAATCCTAACTTTATGTTGCGTACTCGTAATGATAGAATTGTAGTAGGTAATCAAGGTTTTCAACTTTTTCCTTATGGAGAAATGCAAATTGGTACTATTCCTGCCTACACTCCTGGAGATATCTTAATCGCTCATATTCGAGGAGAAGTACCTCCACACATTACGGCAGAGTTTGACTTTGACCGTATCTCAATGTGGCCACTAACTCTAATCGGCGATTTACACTTTCAACATCGCTATAAGGACTATCACATCTACTATTCAGGAAGCCCTCTTAACACTACTTTTGATAGAGACGACTCACGAACCTACGGAGTTAACATCATTAACTATATAGATGCTAAGAACTACTCGGTAGAGTTTATAGATTTAGAGCTTCCAAAACTAATTCGTCGTACGGTAGAAGCGGGTACTGAACTAAAGGCAGATAGTTTTCATCATGTTGTGTATGAGGTTACAGGCACAATCGACAAACTCAGTAAGATTGAAAACCATGAACTGTTAGATAAAAAGATTGCAGAAAAGCCTTCTGAAACCTCTACTCTTGACTTAACTGATAAGAGTCTTCGAGAAGAACTAGATTTATACCTTAAATTTATTCGTGTAGAGAATCGTAAAGACGTAATAGATCTATTTGACAAACTAGGAATAAAATAATGGGAGTCGTACTTAAAACTCTAGAGTGGAGTAACATGTTTAGTTATGGTCCAAAGAATAGGCTTGAACTAAACCGTAACGCAGTTACACAACTTTCGGCTCCGAATGGTAGTGGTAAATCTAGTTTAGCTCTTATTATTCAAGAGTTGCTCTATAATAAAAATGTTAAAGGGCTGAAAAAAGCAGACATCTTAAATCGTTATAATGGAGCAAAGAGTTGGGAAGCGACTCTTACTTTTTCTATTGATAGCGATGAATATGTTTTAAGCTCTAAGCGTCAAGGCGCTAGCACTAAAGTCTCT